CCCCCTGAGGACCGGGCACCGCGTTGTGGGACCGTCGAATCCGAACCATCCGCGCAGGCACCCAGTACCGATCCAGTATGCGGACGCTCCCTAGATGCTTCATCGGTGTCGGCGGCGCATACACCCGCTGAAGCATCTGCTTCACTGGCGCGGGCGGACGAGTACGCCCGTGGATGCGTCGACGGGACGGTGCCGGCGCCGCGTCGCATCCGGGCGGCGGCCTCGAGGTACCTCGCCGAGCGGTCGGACCCGCCGGCGCACGGGGTGGCGTGGAACCCGGCCGAGCTGGACGCATGCGTCCAGCGCATGACCGTCATGGGGCTGAAGCTGATGCCGTGGCAGCTCTTCGCCCTGGCTGTCCTCCTCGCTCGCCGGCGGTCCGATGACGGGACCCCGGCGACGCGATATCTCCTGATCGCACTCGCCCGAGGCGGCGGCAAGACCGGGCTGGTGACGCATCTGTTCGAGTGGCTGCTGTCCACCGGTGATGACCTCGAGTGCGCGTGCGTCGCCACGCAGCAGGAGAAGGCGAACATCATCCACGGGCGCATCCACAAGCTCCACCGCGGCGAGGAGCGGTGGCGGTTCGTGGGCGGCGGCGGGGCGACCTCGGTCGGGCTCGTGGAGCACCGCAAGGCGACGCTGCGGGCCATGCCCTGCACGGACAACGCCATGGACGGCATCACGCCACGGCTGGTGGTGGCCGACGAGGCGGCGCGCATGGACGCGGCGATCCTGCGGGCCATGTCGAGCGTCACCAAAACCCCGACCGGTCAGATGCTGTTCATCACGACACCGGACCGAGAGCAGAAGAGCAGGGAGCTCTGGCCCTACTGGCAGGCCTGCGAGGTGGCCCTCGACGGCGGGGAGCCGCTCCCGGAGGGCTGGTGGGCGCTGCTCTGGGGGATGGACGCGGATGACGAGCCTGACTCGGACGTCGCGGTGCAGCACGCGAACCCCTCGGCGGGCGTGCTCGTGTCGATCCGTGACATCCGGACCAAGATCCGGACCGCGCTTGCGACCGCCGACCCGAAGGCGCGGGAGGAGACCTGGCTGCAGGAGCTCGCGACATTCACCGATGACCTCGCCGGCGCGCTGCCGCTCGAGCTGCTCGACCGTGTCTCGGTCGACGAGGATTGGGAGATGCTCGCCGGTGCGCCCGGCGTGGTTGCGGTCGACTTCAGCCAGGGCGGATTCGCCCAGGGCAGCCAGTGCGACCTGACGAGCATGTGCGTCGCCGTCTGGGACGGTGCGAAGATCCACACACAGGGCTACCACTGGTGGGCGGGGACGGACATCCTGCACGACGAGCGCCGGACGCGGCAGCCGCTCAGCCGGTGGGTGGCTGACGGTCACCTGACCAACTGCGGCGGCCCGACGATTGACTTCGACGCCGTCGAGGCGCGGCTGGTCGACATCTGCCGGCGGTTCGAGATCCGGGCGTTCATCGCTGACCCCGTCGGCAAGGCGTCCGCGTGGGCCGCCCAGATGGAGCGGAAGCATGGTTGGAAGTGGCACAAGGCCCCCCAGACCATCGTCTGGATGGGCGGCGGATGGGCGATCTGGAGCGATTGGATTCGCTCCGAGCGCGTCCGGTGCAGGCCCGACCCGGTGCTGCGGGCGTGCCTGGCGTCCGCCCGGCTCTACGTGGGCCTCACGGGGCTTGCGATGCCCGTCAAGCAGCGCAGCACGAGCAACATCGACGCAGTCACCGCGCAGGTCATGGCCGCCCGTGTCTTGCACGACCTCGAGATCATGGGCGGTAGCATGTACGAATCCCAACCGGGATTCTGAGCATTGGAGGACGGCAAGTGAACGACTTCTCTTGGATGCAGGTGGTGGACGCTGGCGCACGCGCCATGTCAACGGGCAGCGATGCCATGACCAACGCCGCAATCGTTGAACGGCTCCGCGCCATCTACGGCGACATCAAGGCGAACGCTGGCGAAGAAGGTGGGTGGCTAAAGCACTACGAAGCGGTTAGCATTGCGGCGGATCGCATCGTCATCTTGGCAGATGCCGTGCGCGGGGACTTTGAGTGCATCAGCAGGCTTGCCTCTGAGCGGAACGCCGCACGGGAAGAACGCGACGAACTGCGAGAGATCGCTAGTAAGTTGATTGCCGAGCGGGACGAGGCAAGGCGGGAAATCTGCGATTGGGTCGGCGACGGCAAGCAAGACCCAAAGGAAGTCGCAAAGCGATACCGCTGGGACTGCTTCAACGATCAAGCAGACTCCAAGTAGCGTCACAGTCTGCACAATCTGACGCCGCGCGCATTTCATGAATGCTGCGAGTCTGCCGCGCCCCTTGAATCGCGCAGGGACTGCCCGAACATGGCGGGATGGCGTCGTGGCTCGGCCGCTTCTTCCGTTCGTTCACCACCAACGCGGTGGTGGTGTTCGATACGTCGAGCCTGCAGAACCTGAGCGTCGACCTGCTCGGCGTGCCGTCCATTGTGCGGGCGATCAACCTGATCGCCACCGACTCGGCCCGGCTCGACATGACGGTCACGCGCCGCGACGGCTCCGTGGTCGAGGACTCGCCGGCCGTCGAGCTGCTGAAGGGGGACAGCGCGTCGTTCCTGAGCGGCTTTGAGCTGCGCCGGTGGATCGCCACCAGCGCGCTCACGCATGGAAACGGCTTCCTGTTCATCCGCCGCGACCTCACCACGGGCGCGCCGGTCGCCCTGGACCCCATCGACTCGAGCGCGGTCACCGTCGAGCTCAACGGGACGCAGGCGCGCTACAAGATCAACGACCGGGCGGTGGATGACGCAAACCTCATCCACATTCGCGCCCTCACCGATCCCCTCTCGCCGTGGCTCGGGGTGTCTCCCGTTATCCAGTGCCGCCGCGTCCTGTCGACCCAAGCCATCCTCGACCAGGTTGCGGAGGAACTCGCGAAAACCGGCTTTGTCGGAAAGCTCGCCGTGGAACACCCCGGGCCACTGACGGCCAACGCCCGCGACCAGATGCGGACGAAGTGGGCGGAACAGCACTACGGCGGCGAGAAGGTCGCCACGCCCGCGTTCTTCGGCGAGGGCATGAAGGCGGCGCAGCTTGCTGCCGACGCCGCCAGCCGACTGTTCGACGCGAAGCGCATGGGCGTCGAGGACGTCGCCCGCGCCTTCGGCATCCCGCCGCAGCTGCTCTGGCAGGGCGAGGGACGCAGCCAGCCCGAGGTCGCGCAGGCCTACGTGACGCACTGCCTGGCGCCGTTCGTCGCCGGCATCGACACCGAGATCACCCGCAAGCTTCTCGCGCCCGGCGAGACCCTCCGCACGGACCTGACCCCAATCACCATCGGCGACTTCCGGACCGCCGGCCGCGCCTACGCGCAGCTCGTGCAGGTCGGCGTGCTCGCGCCCAACGACGCCCGCCGGCGCATGGGCCTTCCGCCCGTCGAGGGCCTCGACACGCCCGCGCCGGTCATCTCGGGCATCACTGACCCTGCCGCCGACCAGCAGGCCGACCAGGAGGACCCGAATGCTTGAAGTCCGCTCCGCACCCATCGGCACGGTCGATGGTCGCACCCTGACCGGCTACGCGGCGCTCTACAACAGCTGGAGCAAGCCGCTCATGGGCTCGCGCGGCGAGTTCCGCGAGCAGATCGCGCCCGGCGCGTTCGACGCGGCGATCCAGAAGGGCGCGTCCCTCTGGTTCATGCATGACAGCAAGCAGATCATCGCGAACACCAAGAGCGGGACGCTCGTGCTCGAGAGCGACGAGCGCGGCCTGAAGTACACGGCGACGCTCGGGGAGAGCCAGCGCGACCAGGACATCCTCGACCTGGTCAAGCGCGGCGTCGTTTCGGAAATGTCGTTCGGCTTCCGGGTGCCGGAAGGCGGCGACCAATGGTCCGGCAGGGACCGCACGCTGAAGAGCGTCGACCTGCGGGAAATCTCACTTGTGGAGGTCGGGGCCTACGCGGGCACCTCGGCCGAGGCTCGGTCGCAGCCCGCACCCACCATCATCACAAAGGGAAACACCGTGAACATCAGGACGATGAACCTGAAGCTCGCCGAGCTTCGGGACGCAGAGAAGGCAGTGGAAGCCGGTACGGACGCGCACGCGGAGCTGCGGGCGCAGATCGAGGAGATCGTCGAGGAGCGCGCCGCGCTGCTCGCCAAGGACGCCGGCGTGCAGGTCGCCGCCACCCCCGCCAAGCGCGTGGCCGAGCGCCGCGAGCAGCAGGAGGAGTGGCGCGACAGCCGCGAGTACCGCGACCAGTTCGTCGCGTGGTGCCGTGGCGGCCGGGCCCCCGAGACCCGCGAGCTGCTGACCTCGAGCGCCTCGGGCGTGCTGGTCCCCAAGCTCTACGAGCAGGAGATCATGAAGTACCTGGCCGCGAGCACCGTGGTCCGGAACCTCGCCGACCTCCGCACCGGTGCGCGCGGCAACGTCACGCTCCGCTACAACAACCAGGAGACCCGCGCCGCGGTCACCCAGTTCTGGACCACCGAGGCGAGCGCGGTCGCGCAGGCGTACGACGGCGACTACGCCGAGGTCAACCTCCCGCCCGTCGGCGGTCTGCCGAAGAGCGAGGTGAGCCACTGGCTCATCAAGCAGGCCGACTTCGACGTCGAGGCCGAGGTGGTCGACCACCTGCAGCGGCAGATGGCGCGCGGACTCGAGTACGGCTACACCCTCGGCTCCGGCACCAACCAGCCGAAGGGCCTGTTCGTGAACGACACCGCCACCAACCAGGTGACGGCGTCGCCCGCGGCGAGCTCGACGGCGTGGGACGCGGCCTTCACGGTCGACAAGCTGACCGAGATCCGCTACCGCTCGCTCCCGAGCGAGTACTGGGGTTCGTCGGTGTGGGTCATGTCGCAGGACGCCTACGCCGCCATCGCGAGCCTGAAGGCCGCGTCCGGCAGCAACGTCCCGATCTTCCAGCCGTCCTCCGACGCTGGTCTGACGGGCGCCGCCGGACAGACCCTGATGGGCCGCCCGGTCTACGTCGCTCCTTGGGCGCCGGCGAAGATCACGGCCGCGGGCAACAACACCCCGCTCGTGTTCGGCAACATCCGCGAGGCGTTCGCGTGCGTCGAGTGGGGCAACATGGGTCTCATCCGCGACGAGATCACCCTCGCCGGCACGGGCCGCGTCAAGTTCCAGGGCATGGTGTTCGCGAACTCGAAGATCACCCGCGCCAAGGCGGTGACGCAGTTCAAGATCACGCTGACCTGATCAA